TCCAGTTCCGTTTACACCGTCAAAAAATTTTTGTGTTAATTCAATTAAAAAAGCATTTTGAGTTGGGGGAGTAGAGGATGAGCCAAGTTCTACATCTAAATAATCTCTTGCTAATTCTGCCCATTCAAAAGTTACTGGTATATTAGGGGATGATGTTTTAACTAAATTATATCTAACCACACTGTCTATTTTAATTTCAAGTGTAGCTGATTGTACAGCACTATCTGTTGTGGTTCTGCTAAAATATTGTGGGCTTCTTAATAATCTATGTGCCATTGTTTATTAATTTAATGTTTTGTTTATTGCAGTGTCAATTTCAATTTGAAAAGAATTAAATACTTCATCTGACAAATTATTCCAAGCTCGATCAAATGGCTTTGTATAAAAATAAGATGGTTTTAATCCTTGCGCATATATTCTTTTTTGTAGCCAAAATGCGATAGTATCGTAACCACCCTTTGCATATTTGCCTGTTGATTTCCACTTACCATCAACCATTCTTCCTTGTCTAAATCTTATATTTTTACTTTTTGCCCAACTTCTTAATGGTTCCATTGGTGGTTTTTTTGAACGGTAACTAAATGGGCTGTTGGGGGCTTTTTGTACGCCCTTATAATTTGTTTTAGGATTGTCTACTGAACTTGGATCTGCACCTCGCACCCCTTGATCTTGAAACACACCATAATTTTCCATATAAAAACTCCATTCAACTACATCTTTTTTGCTATCATTAACCTTATATGAAATTGATTTATACAGGCTTCCATCACCTTTTTTTGCACGTGTTAAATTTGCACGTGATTGTTTAACCATATATTTACCAAATTCATTGAATATTTTATTTAATTGTTTTAATTCCATTAGCAAATATTTATATCATTATAAATCATTATATCCATAGTAGCCGTCCATCCGGCTAATTGGTTTTCAAACCTATCATAAAACGGTTCACAATTTACATCAGTATCTAATTGGTATTTATCTGTGTACAATGTACCCATTCTTAATTTTTGTATAACTTTGTTTAATACGGCTAATTGTGTGTTTAATATATCTTGTTCGTTATTGTTGCCTATAAATCTATCTTCTGTTGGCAGTTTAGATTGATCCACAATATCCATTGCTATAATACTTATGTTAAATATTAATGTTTGTTCTTGTTGTGTAACGTTATTAACTATAATGTGTGCTAATGGAAATATATCTTGTTTGTTTAAATTAACATCGTAAATATCACCGGTTGTTACTGTATTACAATTTGGATCTAATAATAATTGATTTTTTATTGTTTCAGTTAATTGATAAAATCCTCGTATTCCTTGTTGGCTCATTTAAATTTTTTTTTAAGTTCCATTTGTTCTAATTCGTTTTTGTCTTTCATAAATGCTAACATCATAAAACATTCATTATAATTTAATTCAGTGATATGTTCAAATTTTGTAATGTCTCCTCCAGCGAGGCTAAAAATTGATTGATACCACCCCCACTTTCCTGCAAAATATGATCTTGAAGATTTGGTATCTTCCCCTGTTTGCTCAAAGATTTCAGGGTAGTTATTCCTACATCTCTTCCCAAATTCAGAAAAAAAAACATTGATGAGATTACTGCATTCATTGGCATATCTAACATTTTTTCTGGGTTTTTATTATCATATTTAACAATCGTATATTTATTTTTCCATTTATGTTTTATCGGTCTATATAATACATTCATTGCAATATGTATATTTTCAAAATCACCCCCATATGTATCAATATCTATATATTCGCCAAGTGTTAAATCGTCTAAATTAGGAACAAATCCATAATCTTTTTCGTGTAATTTAAATTCAGTAACAAGTTCAGGTTTTTGTGTAAACATTTTATTTAAAATACCGGTTATCTCCTCAACATCAGCATACTTTAATTTTAATACATATTTTAATTCCATTTTACAAAATATCTGAATCATTTTAGATTGAATAAAATGAAGATCCTGATTGTTTGATTGTATTTTTAAAAACTTTTGGTATTGTCCTAATGTGATTTCGCTTAATTGATTTGGGACATTAATATTTACTTCCATATATATATAACGTAATTATTAAGGCATTTTATTATAAAAAAAAAGGTGCTATTTCTAACACCCTTTTTCCAAACAAAACAATTCGTTTATAATGTACTTGCTTCCCAACAATTATGGGAACAATATTCATTTTCTTTAAATATTGGTTTTCCACATTCCATACATTCGTGTTCTGGATATGCTATTGTAGGATCGTCATAATTCATATTCTTCTAAATCTTCTTTAATTAATTCTAAATTGTATAGAGCTTCGTTTCTTTGTTCTCTATATTCACTATTAGCCATTTGACAAGCAGTAAGATCATTTTGCAATCCTGCAACGTAAATTGAATTATCAATAAACGCATCTCTTAAATCTAATAGCTCTTTATTTTTAGGTTTTGCCTTTAACCATTTTTTAATTGTTTCTCCAATTAAGATTTGATTATTACTATATTCTAAATCCTGAATGTTTTGTATTTTGTTTCTCATCCTATACTTTCAAGTAAATGTAAGAAAAAAAACAATGCGACATAAAACACAAACCACCCTATTGCTGCATAACCAGCTATTTTTAAAAATGATTCCTTGTTTTGTTTTTTAGATATTTTTTTTGCAATGTAATATCTTCTGTTTCCGTTATCTTCGTAATAGTATTTCATTATGATAAAATTTGATTTACAATAGTAGCTATTACTAATAATACAAATGCTACTTTAATTGCGTTAAACATAGCTTCTTCCTTTTTAGGATTACGCCCTTGATTTGATCTATACTGTCTTTTTTTCATAGTATATCGTTTTGATGTTTAAAGTCTAAAATGTTTTTATAAGATTCAAGAACCCAGTCTTTATGATGTGGTTTTAAATCTGCATATTGTAATAAATACTTTAATGTAATTTCAACATTGTTAATTTTAAATTTATCTTCTATTGTCATTTTGTTTTGTTTTTAAATAACTGCTTCATTGCAATTATGTAGCTAATATACAATTAATTTTAATATAATCAACAAAAAAGTTAATAAAGTTTTATTCTTCTTCAAATTGTACCTTATCACAATCTTTGCAATAGTAATAATCTTTATTGTCTTTGCCTGAATATATAGTCATTGTCTGTTTACATTTTTTACATTCCATTATTGTATATAGTATTTGCCCCTGTTGGATTATTGTATGTAATATTTACCCCTATTAGGGTTTTGTAGCTGGTAGCTTACTGCATATCTAATAGCATCTATAAGATGATTGTATTTATCAATAGGAGTATTAGATTTTCTTTCAAGCCAACTATAGTTATTTAGTTCTTTGATTAAATTTATACTTTGTTCGTCTACTATTAAATCATAGTCCTGTAATAAAGATATTCCATATATAATAGAACCAGCTCCTTTTATTGAAGCTACAATATTACAGCCTTTAGATTTCAGTTCTGATAAAAGTCTCACTTCTGCAGAATCTCCAACTATTAGATTGTCTACAGCGTGTTGCGTGTTTAAACGTGCTATTTCACTTGTTGTAAGTTTAGGCAGGTAAAAACATTCTCTTAAATAAATAATCTTATTAGATGTGTCTATATTCGTTTCTACTAATGTACTTGGATCATTACTAAATCCATAATCTTGACCAAACACGCTTACACCTATTTTGTTAAATTTACCTATAGACCAATTAGATAAAATTACTCCCTCACTTTTATTTAAGAAAGCTCCCATTAATTGATGTTTAAATTTTTCTGGTCTACGCTTTTTAATTTCTTCTATTTGGTTTAAATAGCTTTCTGAAAGATTTTCAAGATTGTCTAAATAGGTTGTATGAATATATGTAACATTATCTTTTTGCAGATTAGTTCCTTCTTGAACTCCTTTATCCTCAAAAAACCTTTTATATATCCAATGCTCCTTAGTTGTAGGATTTAAGATAAGTATAACTCTATTGTGTTTGCCTTGTTGTCTTACTGATAAATCAATCTTGTCAAATGTATCTTCACTTGTAAGTTCTTCTGCTTCGTCTAATACAAACGTTGTAACGCCTTGTAATGACTTTAGATTAGCTGTTTGATCTCCACTTGATGTTTTGATACCCTTAAAGATTATCTTGCTCCCAGAACGCTTATTTCTTATTTCATCTTTCGTGATATGAAAGTCATCAAAGATTTTAAGCAGTTCAAGTTTTTCAATAAATTCAGGAATAATAGAAATATAAGTAGAAGATAAAGTATAACGAGTAAAGAGTATAGTATGTCCAGCTTCATAAGTAAGAAGAACTAATAGGAGGTTTACTGAAAAAGATTTACCTGATCCACGACCACCAGTTACAATAAAGTACCTCCCATCTGATTCTGCAATAGGAGAATACTTTTTATTTATTTCAATCACTTAAATTTGATTAGGTCTCTAAAGTTTACATTAAACCCATCACTTGAAGATATATCAACAGATTCTTTAGGTTTGCCATATCTATATCCAAAGTACAAATTCATAGCTCTTGAATCTCCTTTTAATATTTGTTTACCTAAAGTTTTAATTACTTCATCATTATCAATAAGCGAGTCAAGTTTTTCAATTAGTTTTAATTCGTCTGCTTTTTTAGGTCTACCTGCAAAGCCTTTTGTCGAATGTCCACCATTGTTTTTTCTATTATCCACAATTAATAAAATATTAATTAATTAATTCTATATATCTATATAACGTAATTTTTAACTTATTTTATTCAGTTCCTGAAATGATGTCTTTTTTAGGTTTGTCTTGTAGTAAGCTAAAACCTAATAATAAATAGTTAATAGCATCTGCATATCTTGTTTCTATTGGTTCTGCTTGATGCATATTAGGGTCTCCTGCGTGTGTTAAGATTGCTTGTATGTGTTTGTTGAAGAATACTGCCCAAACTTCCATAGGTTCAATGCCTATGCTTTCTGCGGTAGATTTAAAGTTGTTTAGAACGTCTATATTCTTTTGTGTGTATTCAGGTTGTTTAGCATCCATTATCTTTTGACATTGATCTAATAGATATTTCTTTGTTTCTTTAAATTCTTGTTTAGTCATAATTCTGTATTGCTTTTTTTATGTATTCGTATATGTCTAATTGATTAATAGCATTATTGAATTGTAATTCTATTATTTCAAATTCAATGTCATTATCTTTTTCAATATTATCTTCTAATTCTTTTATTAATCTTTTTTGTTCCCAAATTTTAGATTGAACTTTAAGTAATGCTTGATCTTTTAGTTTATTCTCCTGCATAAGCTGTTGTGCTATCTCTATATTGCCATTGCCATCCCTTAATCATTAATTCCATTCTTGTAATAAATTCTCCTTCTCTTTCTTTAGGAATTTTATTTATTAAATCTATTATTTTAGATTCATTAGGTTTTGTGTTTAATCTTTCTATTTCTGCTTCAAGTTCTTTACATTTTAATTCTAAATAACTTTCTCTATTTATTCCTTTAATATTCATAGAGGTTTTTAGAACTATCATTTTTTCTATTTCTTGAATCTTTTTATTTGTTGTTTTATATACATCATAGTTTTTTAATGACCATATAACAGTTGCGTGATTTATAGAAGAAGCACTATCTTCAAAATATCTTGATATTTCAGTAAGACCCATATCTAATTTGTTTCTTAGTATATAAAAGAATAATGATCTCATTTCTACTATTTCTCTTTTTCTTGATCTTTCAAATATATTAATTCCTGAAAGCTCTATTATTTTTTCGGCTATTTCATTCTGAACAAACCATTTGTTTTTTTTATTCATTTCTTAATTTTAATAGGTTATAACATTCTACATATTTCTGTCTTGCCTTGCCTTTGTATTCTTCTTTAAATAATTCGTATAGTCTTTTAGTATATTGATATTTACTTTTACAATCCGCATAATATTTTTCTGCAAACTTTTTTCCTTTACCTTTAAAGTAATTTACATTGTCTGCTGTATCTCCAACTATCATTTGTTCGTAGAAGTTGTATAATGCCTCTTCTTCACTTATGTCTAATACTACTTGATGTTTGTAGTGATAGTTATATATTAAACAAGGAAATTGTTTATAGTCCTTATCTATTGAAACAATCATTACATTATCCCTTCCTATTTTATTTGATAGTGTTTGCCAATATTTAGCCACAAGATCATCTGTTTCTAATCCATATACAAATTTACTATCGTATGTATCTTTAACGTATTGATGCATTTCGTGAAGTAATGGGGGGAGTTCTTGTTTTTTTCTATTTGCTTTATATACTGGTGTAAGTATTTTTCTAAAGTTTCCTTTACTCCCGTTAAATGTAATGACTTTATCTATTTCATATTGTTCTTCTAAATCATTAACAATCTTCATAAATTGTTCATCAAACTTAACTTTGCTATCTTCAATGTCTGTATAAAAAGGAGAATCTATTATTTCCTTTTTAGGCTTATAACAACTAGCAAAAACTAAACTATCTGCGTCTATTAATAATATCATTGGTTTTTTACAAATGTTCCATTAATCATTTTACCTGTTCTTTTATTTATTACTTTATAAGCGGATTCAATACAATCTTCAATATATAAATTTTCTATTTTAGCTAAATTTGTTAATACAACTACTATATCCCCAATAGCATCTATTATTTCAGCTTTGTCTTTTTTTAATAATGCTTTGGCTAATTCCCCCGCTTCTTCTTGTAATTTAATATATTGTGTTTTTGAATCTCCTTTGTTTAATATTCCTTTATCTTTAGCCCATCCCCTTATATTATCAAATATTGTTTTTTCTTTTGTTTGATTATATTTTTTTTCAAAACCATTTCTATAAACATACCGTTTATTATTGTGCATAGATTTTGTATTATTATTTTTACACCATTGTTTTAATTCTTTATTAAAAATTATTTTTTTATTATCTAACATTATATACTCTGGAAATTCAAATCCTAATAAGTCTTCGTTTGTATTGTTAAATGTAATTGATTGTTTTGTTACGTAAAATTTATTTTTAATATTCATAATTATTTCTTTATAAGTTTTATTGTCTTTTTTGTATTCGTATTTACTTTGTAATTCTAGTTCTTTTTTTGATGCCTTATTTATGTTTTTTGTTTTATATAATATTTCATAATTTTTATATCCTTGCTGTTTTACTACTCTTTCTTGTAAATTTGTTGTGCATCCTATTTTAACATTAGGAATGTGATATATATAAAACATTATTTTATTAAGTCCGCTTTTATAAAATTTTCACTAATATAATTTTTTAATATATAATTATTATAATTTCCTTCCAGTGTTGGTAATTTGTGCATTTTATTATTACAATATTTTTTAACCTGATTAATATGTGTTTCATAAATATGTGCGTCTGCTAAATTTAAACCGAGTGTATTTGCTGTTAAATTACATTTATTAGATATAGTTATTAAAAATAATGCCCCGACAATTATATCGTACGGTAATCCTAAAAATAAATCAGAACTTCTAAAAGCCATTGTCATATTTAATTTATTATTAATTCTTACAAAATTAAATTGTGTAAAACAACAGGGAAGTGCTTGATCTTGTAAATCACACGGATTCCATAAAGTTATTATAGCCCTGCGAGAATTATTATTTATTTCATTTATAACATATTTTATTTGATCTATTTCATAACCAAAATTTCTAATTTGATGGCCATATACTTTGCCTAACTCCCTATTATCATTTGCAAAATCATTCCACCATTTTATATTATTATCCTGCAAATATTTTAAATCTGTTCGCCCCTTAAACATCCAACGAAATTCAGCTAAAGCTTTTTTAAAAAATATTTTTTTACTTGTTAAAATTGGAAAACCTTTTGTTAAATCAATATTAATACATTTATTAAAAAGCTTATATGTTTTAATATTAGTTCTGTTAGTAGTTAAAGAATTATTTGACAAGCATTGCAAAAGTAAATTTTTATATTCTGTTTCAAATAAATTCATAATATATCTTTAGTTTTTTGAATATATAAAATTGCATCCATTAATTCTTCCTGCAAATGATTTAACCATTCTTTTAAATTTGATTTGTCTTGTTCCATTGTTACCCCATATTTTTTAAACCCAACATCAGAACGAGATATAAACTTGTCTACAACTCTTTCAACTACGGGGTCTCTAAAATTTATTTCTTTTTTATTTGCCATTTATTTAAAATTTATTATAAATATACAATTAATTATTTAATTAACAATATATTTAATAAGCTAATTTAAATTAATTTTTGTAGCTTGATTTTCTTTTAATAAATAAACAGGCTTAAGTAATCTTTTTTTTGTCCATAAAGTTGTATCTGGGCAATACATATTTACTAGTTCTGGAAGTTTTAATGCATTTAACCAATATAAATAATTACCTTTAGGGTCACTAACAAAATATAGCTTAACTACTTTTTTATCCATTTTCATTAATGCATCATATTTGTATTTTTCTAACATTTTTTTTTCGTAATATTTATTTCTAAATTTCATTTCTATAACACAAGGATTGCCTTTAGGTGTAAATCCGCAAGCATCATAATGTTTAAACCCATCCCCCGTCCATTCTAAATTCCATCCATCCATATTTAAAAAAGCAACTAATATTTTTTCAAACTTTTTAATTGTTTTAATTTCCATTGTTCCAAACAATATTAAGTTCACTAATCCATTTATTTATTAGTTTAGGATTACAGGTACAAGGTTCAAAGTATTTATGATCGTAATAGGTTGCGTGGAACTTACATACCATTTTAAATTCTTCACGACTAATTGTTGATTTTTTTGAAAGCCTAAATTTTTTCCAATTTTTGTAATCATTTTTATTAAATTTTACCATCTTTTAATTTTTATATTATTTAATGCATTTTTTCTTTCATTGCACCCACAATCCTCTTTGCCTAATTTTTTTGCTAACCATTTTGCAAAAAATTTACCTTGGCCTATGGTAATTATATTAATAATTTTTTCTAATATATTTCCTAATTTCATAATAAATTTTTTAATGTTTTTTTTACTTTAATATATGTATTATATAATGAATGATATGCTATTCCTGTTTTTCTTGAAAGTTTTGCAATTGATTCTCCCCCCTCAATAATTTCATAAACTTTACGATTATACCAATACATTTTTTTTAATTTTTTTTTAACTAAAGAATAAGATTCTTCATATTTTATATTATAATCTTCAACACTATTTTGTATTTCGGTTATGTCAATAATATTTATATTTTTTTCTTTTCTTTTTAAATCATAAAAAAGTGATTTTAATGTTTTAAAAACATAATAATAATTATAGTCATTTACACCATATTCAATAATTAAACCCTCATTTAGTTTTTTAATTATTTTAATATACATTTCAGAAACAATATCTTCTGCCGTATTTTTATTACAACCAAAAGAACAAACAATATCTACCCAAACTTTATGTTTTTTATAAATATCTTCTATTTTTATTTTCATTAATTTAATTTAAAGGATCATATAAATCTCCAACAATTTCAGGTAGTCCTATTTCATTTACCTTAAAACTAAATGTCTCAAACGAATAACCCCTACTTCTTCTGCACTTAACTGTTATCCATTCTTTATTAACTGTGTTTGCTTCTAATTGTATTTGTGTTTCTGCTTTTTTTTCTAAAAAACTTCCAAGATGTCCTGTAGGTTTATCAGTACCAAAGTTAGAATGTATTACGCACATAATATGAACATTATATTTTGCCGACCATTCCATAAGTCTTTGAACACAAGCATTTGATTCTTCAATGTTATTAACGTCTGCACATAAGTCTGCAATGCCATCTACAATAAGCAAACCAGCGTTTTCAGCTTTATGTTCTAAACAATAATCTATAAATTCTATTCGATCTTTATAACCAATAGTTCTTAAACCATAAGTTAAATAGTTGTCAGATGTTCCTGCCATTTCTGCAACTCTTTTAAATACTCTTTGACAATGCCATCTTCCTTGTTCTGTATCTATGTGTATTAGTTGTTTATTGTCTCTATGCCCTTTTATTTTACCTCCAAAATGATTTTGATCTGATAAATAAACAGAAGCTATTAATGATATAAAGAATGTCTTTTTAGTCTTTGGAGGAGCTTGTACAAAGCTAAAGTTTCCATAAGTTCCAATAGGTATTGGTAAAAGCATATCTTTATTTTTTCCTTTTATTAATGTTTCTCCAAGTGATAAAGCAACTGGAGGATATTCTAATTTTTCTTTAACATCTATTTTGCAATCTTCTTCTATTGATTGCATAGCAAGATATTGTATAGTTTGTTGTTCGTCCAGTCGTAATTGCATTTGTATAAATATATAAAAAAAAGGGGTGTATTAAACCCCTTTTAAAAAAAATTTTTTTATAATATTAAAATGGAAGATCATTAGATTCAGCAGGTGTGATTACTTGTTCTTCTCTTTCTGCTAATTTAATAATGTCATTAGTCCAAATAACCTTACCATTACCAAGATAGTTTCTTTGTGCTTTAGCTTCACGTTCTTCTTTAGTTTGTGAATCCATAATAGCTACATTGTTTCCGTATCTTGTTTCGTCATTTACTGAAATGGTTAAGTTATAATAAACTGCTCCATCTTTACCTTTTACAAATTTTTCTTTTGGTAATTTGTCTACCCTAATACTCGCATTGATAATTGCACTCATAATTTATTGATTTTTAATTTTACTGATTAATTCTTCTTTTGAAGTTTTCTTTTTAAACGATTCGGATTCGTCTTCTCCAAATACACCAAGTTCATAAAACCCAGTTAATTTTAGTACAGCTCTTGACATTGCTCTTTTTTCTGCCATTTCTGCTATATACCAACTTTGACAATTTCCTTCGTTATATGATGCACCTTTTAAAGCAGAACCAAAAGTTATAAT